CAAATATTCATCGATTGTCACATCCGGTATTGAGGAGAAAAGCTGGGTGCTTAACGATAAGTGGGAAGACCCTAACGCTTGAGGGCACTAAAATAGGTTTACAATTAAGTTATCTGTGGAAGTAGGATGACTCAGAGATCGCCTATAGTTGTTGTCAACGGTCGTCAGAGCCAGCTACCTCCTGGTGATGAAATTGACGGCGCAGTAACAGGCAACGTAACTGCTTCCAGTGGATTAATTGGAGGCGGCGATCTCGGTACTGGGTCAAAACGATTTGATGTTGCTTTAGAAGATAACGCCAGTGGTCTGATTTTTGTAGGCGAAAGCCTTGGCAACGACGGTACTGCTCTTGTTAAATCTGAAGAAGCGGTCGCATCTGGTAATGCTGGTTTAGAAGACTCAGTTTTAGCGCTTTCCAGTGGCACTGAGTACGTAGAGTATGCTGAAGTAGCTCTTGCTAGTGGTAATGCTGCTCTTACTGCCGCTGTAAACGCAACAGAACTCGGTAATTTTATTGAATTAGTTGCTGATTCAGATTTTGCTAAAGGAGATCCTGTAAGTATTAATTCAGTTGGCAGGGCTCAGAAATTAGAGGTTGTAAGCACGACTAAAGATATTTCTGTCGGCGCTAAGACTACGCTTACGACTAACGGCGCTACCTACTGTACTTCCGCTTACGACCCAGTAGCTGGTCTTGGCGTGGCTATGTACTGCGATTCAAACTTTGCTGGTTCTAAAGCATTCGCAACCTCTTTAGAAGTTGTAGGAAACTCTGTTGTTAAAGGACCAAATACTGTTCTGGTTTCTTCCGGTACGACTGCATTAAATGCTGCCGCAGGATATTTAAAAATCACTTATGTAGACGGTGATGATAGATTTTGCGCGACTTGGAGAGATAACAAAATTAGTCAGTTCGGCACAGCCAGGGTGATCTTGGTTTCAGGTGACGGAACTCTTTATCCAGGTCAGCACCTTAGAAGTACGGGCGTTGCGATGACTCGCCAAGACACTTTCTACGACCCTGCTACTAATTATGTAGGCATGGTGTATGACGGAGGTAGTGCTGAGCAGTTCGTTGGGTTTAAAGCTATTACGAGCGCTTCAGATAGTGCTAGAGCTTCTGGTTATTGGTATCAGCCTGGTGCTAATACTAATCCTGGGATTTCAGATGACTCTACCCAGAAGGCGCATGTTCATGACTATAAAGTTGGCTCAGGTCTTTTAATGTATCGCCAAGCCAATCGATCTAATTATCTTTCAGCTGCTGTAACAACTTTCGTACGGAGCAATAATGAGACGGGACCAAGTTCCTCTGGTATTGGTGATATTCATATAAGCAACTCAGTCCAACCCGGTTTTATCGCAGGTTGCTGGATCCCAACAATTGAGCGCTGCCTCTATGTTTTTGAAGACGACGCACAAGCTGGCGACCCAGGTGCTGCCATTTGCGCTCACATTAGTGGTGACACCACGAGTGGCATTCACTTTGGTGACATTACTACTTGGAGTACGACTAACTCTGGCGACATCCAAGCAATCGATGTCGTGTGGGATGAGTTTCAGCAAAAGGCCGTCATGGTTTACCAAGGCGATCCTGATGACTACATTTACTGCAGAACTGGTGTACCTTCTGGTTCAACGACCAGTGGTGAGTACAACATGGCTTTCGGAGAGCCTTATTTGTTAGTCTCGCAAAGTTCTCATGGTGATGGACTAGAACTTTACTACGACTCAAAAGCAGAACGATGCGTACTTACTATGTACAACTCTTCTGCTGATGATGTTGAAGCTTATGTTTTAACTCCAGAAGTAGAAAATACTTATTCAGTTGAGAACTCACTTAGCCAAAACAATATTGTCGGTCTTGCAGGGGCCACTGTTTCGAGTGGAGATACTTTAAGCGTGTCTCTTCCTCAAAGCACTGTGGCTGGTTTAACTGGTCTCGACACTGGAAAGTTCTATTATGTTGACGCGATCAGCGGCACATTAACCACGAGCAAGTTACAAGGACAAAAAGCACCGTCGTGGTCAGGTTCGATCAATTCTGAAACTTGGCGTCCTGTTGCTAAAGCTCTTAGCCCAACTACATTGTTCGTTCTCGATAACTTATAAATAATAAGTTGACATAAAGTTATGGTCTAGATTGCAGATATAGCTTCAATCTAGACCTACACTGTATACAAATCGCACCATTATTTATGGTCGGTTCGGAACATGATTTGGTTTTCAACCTTCAATGTTTACAGAAAAGGTCTGCTAGAAAACGGTTCCGACGAAGTATTCTTGACGAATGGCCGGAGTGTGCCTACTGCGGTCGGCAACACCCAACGACGCTCGATCATGTAGTGCCACGGGCCAAAGGCGGTAAGCAAGACCGACAAAATCTCATTGGCGCGTGTGGGGCCTGTAATCTGGAAAAATCAGATTTGCCTTGGTTCGAGTGGTATCGCGGTCAAATCTTTTGGACACCAGAAAGGGAGGACAGGATCTTGAGCTGGATCAACCAGCCGGTTCCTGAGCCTCCCTCTCCTGTATTTACTAATTGGATGCACCGAGAAACGCTTTTACTTCCCGAAGCTGCTTAAACTGTCGCAGACTCACAGCCTGGAGGACCGTGACGCCTCATCTTTCTGATGAGATTATTTCTGTGTCGGCGATTTTCTGGCCTGGAGAAAAACGGATCTTCCTTCACCACCTCGATTGCCTCTAACGTCTGCTCGCAAGTCATTTGCCAGTCGTAAGGACTGCCGTTTGCGAGCATCGCGAGAAGAATCGAGATCATTTTTTAGCGACCTTAGTCACGATGCCAGCGATCATCTCGATCACTTTGTAGAACTTCGCGTAAATTTCGTCATCCTTAGGTGTCGGTGTAAGGTTGACGATTGCCAGGGCAAGAAGGTGTGCAGCACCTGCAATACCGACGATATTTGACCAGTTTTCAAGGATAAAAGTCATAATCAAAATCCGATACAATATAAATATAGTCCTATAAGTACATAGCGATGCCTGCGATTCTTGAAGACGCGGTTAAATCAATTATGAAAGAAAACCCCGATATGAAAAAAGGGGCAGCTTACGCTATTGCGACTAAACAGCTTCAAAAATCTGGTGATTTGAAAGAGGGAACTAATAAAGCCACTGAAAAAGGCAAAGAGCGTGGCGAGATGAGTAAATCGACGCGAGCAAAAACCCGAGCAAAGAAATATAAAGAAGAACGAAAACGCGGAAAGAAAGACGAGCGCAACACCAGTGGTCGTGACTGATAATTATGGAGTTAAAACTCCCTGATTTAAAGCTTCCGGAGATTGTAGATTTTCCGGAGCCTGTTATTGATTTTTTAGCACCGCTTGCACCGAATTACCCAAGGGTTTTGGTGCCTAATACCGGTCCTGGTAAGTCTTCGGCGTACTTTCCGAAAATGACGCCTAAAGGACCAATTCCAAAACCGGTCCCAGAAGAATCAATCGCTGAAAAGATTGTCGAGGACGTGGTCGACGCCGTTCAACCGGCGCTCGATTCGCACACTGATGCAATCGGTGGTTTGAGGAAAGATTTTGATCAATTTGTTATTGAGGTAGAAGAGAAAGAAATCGAAGCGTCAGAGGTCGTTAACAGCGTCTTGCTGCCTGGTGGAATTGAAATACCTATACCCAAACCCGAGATTCTTGTCGCAGCAGGAACGACCGCTGCAGTTTCTGTGGGCGCAACACTTTTAGCCACCTCTGTTTTTAAAAAGTGCGTGTCAGCCTTTAAGCCAGTTATAAAACAGGTTGTTACTCGGGTTCAGAAGAAACTTGGGAAGAACCCACCGACCTGGAGTAGGCAGCGATTGGAACAACGTCGTCGCAGATCGCTGAATAAGGACTCTCCGGCCTGATCATGTACCCTTTGTCGTACATATTCGTACATTCACGCATCCGCGTTAAGAGCATGTCGACACGCTGTTTTTGAATTTTTTTAAGACCTAGTTCTTTACAAATCTCGGTTATAGATCCGTCTAGCGGGACGCTAAAAGATATTTGAGCGCCAAAATTTTGACTTCTGGTGTACTGCGGATGAAAGTCACCGCCAAGATAAAAAGGTGTAAACACCACAGTGCCGCTATTGCAGTAGTGCCCACTTGAGAATCCTTGTGTGCTGTATGATCCCTGATTGATCTGTACCGCGCTATTTGTTACTGACCCCGTGGAAGATGACTGAGGGTTTGCAATGATTGTGGTCCCGTCAGAAGTTTGTGCTCTTGCGGGGCTAGCAAACGAGGTTACTTGGAGAAGACCGATAAGGACGTAGTAGTAGAAGTTGTTTCGATTGTTCGCTCGATGTCCTCGGTTTCGATGATACCTGCTGCGCGAGTCGTGATCTCCAGCTGAAAATCGTCTCCCGCTGTGTGAATCGAATACGTCGTGGCTGTGTTGTTGATCTCTGCACTCGGGACGACGTTGTGTCCTGACCAAGTCTCGACTTTGGCCCCGTACCGTTCGATCGCAATCGTTTCCGTGATCGTTTGCTCCGTGGTTGTTGTCGAGTTCATCGACCCTTGTGAAAATAGACCTGCAGTTGTTTGTGCCGCTGCTGGTGCTGAAAAAACTAAAATTGCTGGAATTAAAAGCCATTTTGGTGTTTTCACGGCTTTGTTTTGGGAGGGGTGTTCTCTTCTATTTTAGGTTCTTTCTGTTTTCGAGTTACATCAGCTGCTCTGCTGATTCCATAACCAGCTAAAGATCCAGAAAAAATACTGGCGATGAAAGTTGGGTCCATTTTTTGAAAGTAACCCATATACGAGAGTGTCAGTAAAGCAGCACTCCAACTGAGTACGGATACCTTTACTATTTCAGCTAACCACTCGTATGAACGCTTGTTCTCTTCTTCGTTCATAGCTGAGAACTAATCACCAGTCATATAAACTATAAGAGTTATCGGGAGTCTGAGAGTGGCAGAAACCGCTAAGAAAAAGCATCCCGAAAAGTGGGAACGAGCTAAGCGTAAAGCCCGTAAAAAGATGGGAGGACACTCTGCGCGTGCTATGCAATTAGCGACAAAATATTATAAAGAAATGGGCGGAAAGTACGAAGGTAAAAAATCAAGTAAGAACAAACTTTCTAAGTGGAGTAAAGAAGATTGGCAAACTCGTGAAGAGTACGAGAAAAAGAAAAAAGATTAGTGTAAATTCATGCGTGTACAGCGTCCTTGGGGCTGGTATGAAGATCTTTTATCGGGCTGCGGTTACAAAGTAAAGCGCTTGTTTGTACGTGCAGGCTGTCAGCTCTCGCTTCAACGCCACCGCCATCGCAGTGAAAGTTGGACCGTGGTTGCTGGGAATGGCTCATTGTTTTGTGAAGACAAGTGGCACGAAGCGAGCCCAGGTTTAATGCTCAGCATTCCTTATGGCTCTGTGCATCGTGCTAAAGCAGGAAAAAAAGATTTGATTATTTTGGAAGTGCAGCACGGTGATTTTTTGACAGAGGATGATATCGAACGCCTTGAAGATGATTACGGGCGTGCTCCGAATAAAAAACACAGAAAGCTCGCAAAAATAGCTCGCAAAGCTCAGGAATGCGTGAGTCGCGATGAAGCTCAGAAACTTCTTCGCAAAGCTCGTAAAATAATTAAAAAGCTAAACGATCGTGGAACACCCGGAAGAAAAAAATGATCGGGTGACTGGTCTTAAGAGCGAACTTCTTCTTGAGAAGAAAATTACAGAGGTAAATGGTGCGTGTCCTTTAGCGACGGTTGATATTGAAGAGAATATAAAAAATAGAGATTGGACTGTAGAAAATTATGGATATGGTCCGCTCAATCCTGCC